CAACGCAGCGCTAGTATCCGAAGGTGTATTTGAAGAGAGTCCGACGTCGGAACAAGAGCACATGAGGATGACTGAGGCCCAACTTGCCGTGAAGCTGAGGACCCCGAAGGGCTGGGTCCATACCAGCAAGCGCTTGCTGAGCGCCAAACTGCTTAGCCTGCTCATAAGCCGCCTGCGCCGCTTGACCATACTCAGCCGCTTGCTGTGCCGCTGTCATGCCCTGCTGAGCACCGAACTGGCGTGAAGCTTCAGCCTGACGAGCCGCTTCCAAGGCCGCATTGATGTTGCCCTGACCGGCGGTAAGACCAGCAGATTGGTTGGCCAAAGCCGCCTGTAGACCCTGCGCGCCAGCTGTCGTAGCCGATTGCAACCCAAGGTTTGCACCAAACTGACGGGAAGCCTCACTGGCTTGCTGGCCTGCAAGACCATACTGGGCCGCAGACTGAGCGCCTGTCATGGCTTGCTGTTGGTTGAACTGACGAGCCGCTTCTTGAGCTTGCTGGGCAGACATACCATACCTAGCCATCATGTCAGCCGCAGTCATAGACTGGCCAGCACCAAACTGTTTGGATTGCTCGGAGGCTTGTTGAGCCTGCATATTACGGGCTTGGTCTTGGTTGTATTGACTCATAGCGTTCTGGAACGCTGTGTCGTAACCCTTACCAGTGATATTGGCTAAGTTAGAGGCAAGGTTACGCTGGTTCTCAGCGGCCAAGACAGCACTACGGCCACCACCATAAGCACCAGCCCGTGTCATTGCAGCCTTGTTTGCTTGCTCAGTAATCTGTGCTTGACGGCGGGCTTCTTCCAGTTGGGGGTTTAGAGAAGCTTGCAAGTACGGGTTCATGTACTGCTGAGCTTGCTCTCCACCAAACGTGCCAGACGTAAACGCTGTGTTCTGATACTGACCTGGAGCTTGGAATTGGTTCTGAAACTTAGTAGCTTCAGACTGTTCTGGTGCTTTGAACTGATTGCCAAATGTGGCACCCTGATAAGCGCTTGGAGCATTGAACTGAGAAGATACAGTATTAGCACTCAGCTGGTTATATTGAGGCCCGCTAGAAGGTGTGTATGCACCGGGCGCATTAAACTGGCTTGTAAACTGGGTTGGTGTGTACCCCATGTTCTGAGCTTTGGTCGCAATGTCGCCAGCCGTAGTGGCCGCTTGACCAATACTTCCGGGAACAGTCAAAGAACCAAGACCCGTAAAAGCATCTGTTTGAAGCTTAGATTCACCAGCTGTTAGAGGCCCTTGATACGCTTCATAAGGTTTCTCAGAAAGAGCTTGAGCCTTGCCAAGGTAATTGGTGATGTAAGGCGCTGCCCAATCGGCTAGGCCTTGGGTATTTGTCGATCCTGTTGGTAGAACTGCTCCAGCCATAATAGCTCCTTAAGATGGTAAATACTTGTGCGCTTTTGTGTCAGCCGCAACGTTCTTTGTTTTTTGGCGCTTCTTCTGGACGCGATCCATCATGTCGTAAAGCTTATTAGCGCCTGCATTTGTAGAGCCGTTACCTAGTTCAGAAACGATTCTTGCTGGTACAACGAACTCACCTTCTGCTAAACGAGCTGGTTGTTTACCACCAATTGTCGCAGGAATTGAATCAGATACACCATCACCGGGGCCACGAAGTAAGCGGCCTCCATCAGAATATCCACCAAGGTGAGACATACCACCGCCGGCCAATCCCATTAGACCGCCTTCAGCCGCTTTGGCTGTGTAGGTTGTTGGTGTGAAGTAGTTCTTTCCACCAGCTCCGGGACGCGAAGATGGAGAATATGGAAGCTGTGAACGGTTAGCTTGCAAGGCTGGGATAACAGATCCCGCACCAGAGCCGCCTTTTCCTCTGTCGTTCATCATGGCCATCATTGCCATCAAAGCCATGATCATGTTGGCATTGTTGCCGCCTGAAGCCGCTGGTTTAGTTGTCTTCTTAGCGGTAGTAGATGCCGCAGGCTTAGAGCCGCCGGGTCTTGAGCCAGTGCCGCCAGTAGCACCAACATAACCAGAAGCTTTGGTGTTAAGCATCTTGTTGGCAACCATAGATTGAACATCCCTTGGGCTCAAAGCATACTGATTGCCTGTTTCAGTGTTAATGCCAATACCTGTACCGTCATCGTTAATCATGATGCGGTCAGAGCCTACTGTCTGCCACTGGCTACCAAAACCGCCAGCTGGTTGATAGTTCTTATTGAACTCGTCAATCATCCCTTGTGAAATTCCAAGATCTTGGACGCCGTATTCAGGAGGTTTATAGCCGTCTTGTTGCATTGCAAGGTATCTTTGTAACTCATCAGGAGAAAGATTGCTTAAGTAACTTTCATCTACTCCATCTGAAGTTAACGAACGAGTTGTTAATTCTGGGTCAGCATTAGATGTTAATGCAGATAAATCAAAAGTGTCACCAGCGTCCAGTCCTGTGGTGTCTATACCAAGACTCTTGCCATCGTCACCAGTAATCTTGCTAAAGTCAATTTCTCTGCCATCGCCGCCCAGAATGCTAGAGATGTCAAAGTCATCCCCACCACCATAATCAAAGTTAGAAACAGGAGTATTTGCTGCAAGTAAGTTTGATAAGTCTATGTTAGATAAATCGACAGCGCCTGGTCCAGCGTCAAGACTGCCCATTAAACTACTCAAATCAATATCATCCATGGTTTTCCCCTTTGCAGTAGCGGGCTCATCCGCATTCTTAGTTCCAAGTGTATCTGTGACAGCTTGGTTTATCAAGTTATCAACAGGCGGCTTTTCGTTATCAGTTGGCAATTGCTTAAGCAAGTCATCAATGTTAAATGACACTTGTGCCTCTGAAGGATCTTGAGTTATCTGAGTCCTTTCTTGAGGCAGCGTTCTACCTTCTAAAGTTGGCTCAGCGTATGGCTGTAATGAACGCAACAACTGATCCAAATTTGCGGGCTCTTGCTGAACAGTAGCTGGCTCTGGCTCATAACCTATCTGTTTTAAGATCTCATCGTTGCTTGGCCCTGTGTCTGTACTTGGCTGATCAGGCGTCCTAGGCTCGATGCCGGCCATCATGTCTTCGTAAGTCTGTGGTTGATCAACTGAGCTTGGCGGAGCATTGCGCGCTTGGGCTACAGCATTTCTAGCTTCGGATGAAACTTTACCCACAATAGCATTTTGAATAGCTTGATCAATAGGCGTACCAGTAGCAATGGCCGAAATCAAGCTTGATGTCATGTTCCTATCTACAGGCGAAAGGTTGTCTAATCCCGGCACATCACCAATCGTGCTGTTAATGCCAGAACTAAGTGCATTACCAAGCAAGGCTTGCTCAAGGTCAGCCTTACCTCCACTACCCACAAACTGCTGAGCGGTTCTTGCAGCAATGTCAGTTCCAGTCTTACCCAATAGATCTGTAATCCCACTAGACCCAGAGATCAAGTTACCAGCTTGCCCACCAAGGTAAGACAAAGCAGTCCCCTTGGCAATATCTTTGAGATTACCGCCGGCTAGTAACTGGATGCCTGCATTAGCCGCTAACTGAGCTGGCAAAGACAATCCACCCGTAGCGGCCGCAATGGCAATCTGACCTATTGGACCAAGATCTTGTAGAAGGTTAGCAAGAGTATTGGATGATGCACCTTGCGTGTAAAAGATAGGATTGCCTTGAGAATCAAACTGTACGCCGTAGCCAGTGTTTCCTTTGCCCTCGTAAGTTCCACCAAAGAAATCACCTGTTTGGCGTTCTGTGTAGGTGTTTGGAACTTCTTGACCTGTCAGCTTGTTACCGAATGTTTGACCAGTAACACCAAAAGTTGACCATCTTTTTCTTTTACGTTGGTAGGGTCAACTCTCGTATAAGTGGGTTGGTTATATTCATCTGTTCCTGTTAAAACACCATAGGTGGGCTTTACTTGCGCTGCTTCTTCCGGGTTTAGATATTTACGAACGTAATCTGTACCATCACCAGTATCAACTGCGTCTAACACATAAAACTGAGAATCAGAACCCTGAACAGGCTGGCCATTGAAAGTCATGCCAACTTTTTGAATAGGCTCGTACTTATCAACTTTGCCAAATTGTTTGATGTCAGTGATACCAATACCAGCCAGAATTTTAGCCATATCGGCTGCGTTCTTTTCGGCTGATCCGTAGCCCTGACCAGTCCACTTACCAGTTAATCCCTGTCCAAGAATTTGATTTGTAAGTGAATCAATTGTTTTTGGGTCTGGCCCTGCTGGTTGAGCAGGCTGAGCTGGTTGAGCTTGTTCTGGCGCTTGATCGGGCGTAATAGGTAGACCAAACACACCCGTATTTTGATCAGCTTGTGGCTGGGCTAATGGCTGTGCGCCAATCGGTGCCGACTCGGGCTGAAGAGCGGGAGCTGCTACGCCAACTGGGGAGTCTTTTGGTATATCGTTAGTATCCGGAGCGTAGTTGTACGGATTTTCAACATCTTCAATGATGCCACTTGAACTATTAAAAGGCGCTTGTTCAACAGCAGGCTGAAGAGCTGGCAACGCTAATGGTTGAGCTACTGGCTGAGCTGGTTGTGGTGCAAAGTCATTTCTAAACTGCTGAGCGTAGTAATCAGTTTCAAGCGGCATTGGCTGAGCGGCCGGCTGAGCTACTGGTTGTGCTATTGGCTGATATATTGGTTGAGGCTGTTCTACAGGCTGTGGTTGCCTGATAGGTAAAGACGTTATTCCAGCACCAAGTGAGTCTTCCTGAAAGTTGTTGCCAAACCCATCGGAATCCTCATAGGCCATCTTAAGGTTTTGAATTCTATTATCTCTTAGGAATGCCATATTTTTTCCTTAAGGCAAAGCCGACACAAACGACATAGTTGCCACTACCGACTGCGTAGACGGTTTAGTAGGTGTTCCTGAAGCGGCAAGATGCTGGATGGTTACAGCAACGTTAGGCACAGACCAATAAATCTCAATGTAGTCATTTGCCGTCATGCTTAGAAAATAGTTCCAGCCAACAATTGCGTGCCCGTCTGTTCCTGCGTGTCTGTTTGGAATAGAGACAAAACCAGTTGACCCAGGTATATCTACCCCGCCTTGTTTTAACCAGATGTACACATCTTGAAAGGCCGTGTCTGTATTTACAAACTGTGCGCTAAATTGCAAGTTGTATATACCCGCAGTGGCTACCGTGATTTTAGAAGTTGCAATGCTGACACCGTTGGCAAAATCGGTGGTATTCAGTGTCATCAACGTAGCTGTATTGGCTACTGCTGTCTGATCCTGATCGCTGGAGAACGCGCCATATGGAACCGATAAAGTTTGAAGCTGGTTAAGTATGCTTTCTAACCGATTAAAGTACAGCCGCAAAATGTTATTAAGTTGGTTCTGGTACTGCTCGTTATATACCGGCGTAGCAAACGGCAGGGCAGGAGGCTGAATCCTTTGGAGTTCGTACTCTGTCGTGACAATCAAGCTCATGAGTTACCTCTGCGGCCGTCTTGTCTAATGTCAATACGGGGGCTGCCTAACTGCCACGCACATCCCAGCTGGTTGGACTCCACCTTCATAATCATCTGACGGCCACGAACCCTGACGTATACCTGACCCGTGAACTGCTCAATCGGCACAGTAGCTGTACGAACCACAGTAGCGTTTGAGTTACCACCCAAAGAGATGGGATCGTTAAACCCTGAACCAGAGTTCTGCATCGGGATTAACGTCATCGTGACCTGGGGTGAGGCGGCATCTGAACCCCTGAAGGTAATGTCAGGCACGATACGCCAGACAAACCCAAAGTGATCGCCGTCATCAATGTCAAACTCAGTAGTCTCAATCACTGCGTTAATTGGCAGAGTCGTACCTGTTTCATTGTCATCGTTGCCCTGCTCATGGAAAACGATGTTGTAGCTGTAAGTGGCCGCCATGGGGTGCTGGCGCAAAGCAGAGTCAAGCCACGCTGTACGGGCCATTGTTCCATACGCCCACACATCTTCAGCGTAGTTATAGGTGACGTACTTATCAATCGTGAACGAGTTGGCCGAGCAGTAGAAGAACCAGACTTCGTTAAAGCCTTCGTTGGTAGACGCAAAGATCTGAGCGGCCTGCTCTAAGTTAATGTCTTGGAAGATGTACTGACGCAAGTCACAACGCAATGTTTGTGTACGGCCATCGTATTTGTAGAACTTATCAATACCCATCCAGTAAGTCACACCAGACGCAATGGCCGCCGCATTCGGGCCAGCAATAGAGATGTTGTCTGCCAATAACTGAGCGCCCCATACAGCTGGCGGTCCTTGGTACTGCATGGAATACACAGAAGAATCAGTCCAAACCAATATCTCTTGGCGAGACTGTAAGGCCGTCACGATCTTGGAGCCGTGAGACAGCTGTAAGCTACTGGCCTGATTGGTTGCAGATGGAAACCACTCAAGGTAATCCTCTTGATCAGACCAGCGAATGAGCGTTGGGTTTTGGTCAGCCGAGCCGTAGTCGTTACAGCCAAACGCAAACACAAACCTAGATGAGTCAGAGATCAAAATTAAGTTTTGGACTGTAGGAACAGAGTTAGCTCCAGGCAAGCTAGAGATCAAAACACCCCGTGTTGTCAGTGATGTATTGGCCTTCCAGATGTAGATCTGGCCACCATTAGGCGCAAAGATTAAGTCTTCACCAAAGTTAGCCTGACTCCAGATGCGCATCTGATTGGTTGATGCCGAACCAATACCCCATGTACCAGACCCCCAAGCACCAGCACCCCAGCCAACTAAAGGAATGGCAAACGCTGTACCAACGTTAATCTGGTAGGCCGCTACAACAGCCGCTCCACCACCCGTGGCAGTGGAAGACGCCGCAGACGCCGCTGTAATTTGATATGTTGTTGTAGACGTACCAATCGTTGTGATCTGATACTCGCCGTTTAAATCTAAGCCACCAACAGCTGTTGCACCGCTAAAGGTTACAAAGTCACCGTTAACATAACCACCAGCCGCATCAGTCACAGTAACAGTGGTAGAGCCAGATACTGTTGCAAATGGGTTGTTTGCCAGCGTAGCTGGGGGTGTTACCCGTAAAGGCGTAATGTCGTTATACGCACCACCAGACTCGATGTAGTACTTTAAATTAGTACCTACGCTCAGCAAGTTCTGGCCACCAAGAGTTACCCAGTTCCACAAAGACCGGCAAACACCTTGGAATATCGTAGAAGAAATGCGTTGCCATCCACCAATTTTCTCTGGTGTACCCTGACGAAACCTTATCTTATCGGAAACATAGTAGCCGTTCTCGTTTGTGTATCGAGTGTTTTCTCTGTTTACACCGGCTTTCTGTTGAAGTTTCTTAAGCATGGGCAGTCCTAGGATAAAAAGAGTGCTTTTTCAGCGTCTCTGCGCTTTTTTAGCCCTGCGAGTATTTTGCCACCACCCATGCAATACAGCAAGAGTGCATCGGCTGCGCCTTCCCAATCACCACGGTTTAATTTCATCCGAATAGAAGAGCGCTGAAAAGTGCCCAATCCGGCATTAAAGGAAAAGCTGACACACGCATCGAAAGCCCCTTGACGACCAACAAGAGTGGGAGCAAGTCTAAGAACACCACGTTCAAAATTTGTGACGTCATCTGCGAATAGTTTCTCGATCTCTTCTTTAGTCCAGACACGATTGTCCTCCTGTCTCAGTGGCATTTCTTTGCGAATCATGGGGGTCTCTTTGCCCTCAACACGCACCACGGGTAATCTGATCTGCTCTTGATAAAGCACCCTTCCATACCCAATCGTCCAAATGTGGGCTGGGCACAGGTATGGTTTAGTCCTGTACCCCTCGTACCGGTGCATCAAGTCAGCGCCAGCCTTGCTTAGTTTCATTTCTTAGACCAGCCACGTGAGCCAAACCAGAAGCCTACGATAGCACCCAGCATAGCCATCTCATCGCTTGAGAAGATGATTTCAGCAACACGAACCAAGTCTTCAATCGTAACAATCAGACCGGGGTGCGAATAAACAAAGTAAGCCAACCAAGCGTTGATGGCGCACAGTTCAATAATAAAGATGTAAGTGACTGTGGGGCGAACAGTGCCAACGT